AACCACTGCTCGAGATGATTTAATAGATAAATATAATATAGAGGAAGTATAAATGTCTAAACCAAATTCAAGAGCAACATTAGTAAGTTACTGTAAAAGAGCTTTAGGTCATCCTGTGATCGAAATTAATGTTGATGATGATCAAGTAGATGATAGAATAGACGAAGCTCTACAATTCTATCAAGAGTATCATGCAGATGCTATAGAAAAAGTATACTTAAAACACCTAGTACAACCCGCAGATCAAATTAATGGATATATTTCAATTCCCGACCTAGTTACAAACGTTGTTAGGGTATTTCCATTAAGAGATACCATTGATTCATCTCTAAGCATGTTTGATGTTAAGTATCAAATGCATTTAAATGATATGTTCTCCTTAGGATATATGGGTAACCTCATGGAATATGAAATGACCCAACAGTGGTTATCCTTATTAGATATGATTATTGACAATACTGATAAGCACATAGACTTTAATAGACATAGAAATAATCTTAGAATAGATATGCATTGGTCAGAAGAAACTACTTCTGTAGAAGCACAAAGTGTTGTAATAAAAATGGCAAGTAATAAATTCACGTGGGATACAGATTCAGCCCCAGAAAAATCATTAAGCAAAGGTATAGTTTACACTTTTGATGTTTCCGATGCTACAAATAATACTCACATATTATCATTTTCAAAAACAATAGATGGATCACATACTACTGGTGGAGTAGAATATACTACTGGTGTAGTTAGATCTGGAACTCCAGGCCAAGCTAATGCTAAAGTAACCTTTACAATTGCAGAAGATGCTCCTGATACCCTATATTACTATTGTGGAATTCATGGTAATATGGGCAATAAACTAAACTTAGCAATTAATTCAACCTATCTAGTATTAGAATGTTATAGGATTGTTGATCCAGCTACTTATACAGATGTCTATAATGATTATTTCTTAAAGAGATATTGTACAGCACTTATCAAACAACAATGGGGTCAAAATTTAATTAAATTTGAAGGGATGCAGATGCCAGGTGGAGTCACCTTTAATGGAAGACAAATATATGATGATGCAACTGCTGATCTAGAAAAATTAACTGAAGAAGCTAGACTCAATTGGGAAGAACCGATTGACTTTATGACAGGATAAAAATGGCTAGAAACGTATATTTCTCTCAAGCCGTTAAGTCTGAACAAAATCTTTATGAAGATTTGGTAATAGAATCACTTAAGATATTCGGCCAAGATGTTTATTATTTACCTAGAACTATAGTTACTAGGGATAACGTATTGGGTGAAGCTTCTAATTCTAAATTTGATGATGCATATATCATTGAAGCTTATATAGAAGATATTGAAGGCTTTGCTGGAGCAGGGGATCTATATTCCAAGTTTGGTCTAGAAATTAGAGACGAAGCAACATTCATAATCTCTAAAAGACAATGGCAAAAACTTATAGGGTTTTGGAATAATGACATAGATTATCCAGTACCTCAGGAAGGAGATATATTATTCCTTCCAATGTCTAATAAATTATTTGAGATTATGTTTGTTGAACATGAACAACCATTCTATCAACTTTCTAATTTACCAGTTTATAAACTTCAGTGTGCTCTTTATGAATATAATGAAGAGGATTTCGAAACTGGTGTCGATGCAATTGATATTATACAAGCTACAGAAGCTTATCAAGTTACAATAGATTATTCAACAACTGGTAATAATCACTTTACTCAAGGAGAAACTATTAGCCAATTAGTTGCTGCAGGTATTACAGTGTCTGGCGAAGTACAAACAGTAGATCATATCAGTCAGATTGCTGGAAGAATCACAGTATCTAATATTGGTGTTTCTGGTATTGCTGAAGCAAGAGACTTTCTAGTATCAGCTACAGTTCCCTTAGTAGGTGCAGAATCAACCCTATCAGCTTATATAACAAAAGTTTATGACATAGGAGATACTGGTTTTGGTACCTTTATAGATCCAACAGGTGGTGGAAGTAATAACGTTGAATTTGAATTAAGTGGAGATTCTATTCTAGACTTTACTGAATCTAACCCCTTTGGCGATCCATCGGAGAATTACTAATGTTTGGAACACACTTTTATCACGCAACTATGAGAAAGTCGGTCGCCGTCTTTGGTACTATGTTTAACAATATATCTGTTATTCGTAAAGATGGATCTGGTGGTATACTTAATCAAATAAAAGTACCTCTTGCATACGGACCTAAACAAAAATTTCTAGCTCGTATAGATCAGGAAACAATGGATGATGCTTCAATGGCTCTTAAATTACCTCGTATGGGATTTGAGATTACTAGTCTGGAAGTAGATTTAAATAAGAAACCAAACAAATTAAATAAAATAACAGCTGCTCATGCTACAGATTCATATAAAAGACAAAGCATTCGGGCACAAACTCCTTATAATATTGGAATGCAACTTAGTATTCTTGCAAAAAATCAAGATGATGGATTACAAATACTAGAGCAAATTGTACCATACTTTCAGCCTGACTATTCAGTTACAATTAAACCTATTGATGGATGGACTGATTATAAACAAGATGTTCCTATTATATTAAATTCTGTTGCAATAGAAGATTCATATGATGGAGATTTTACAACTCGAAGAGTATTAATTTATACATTAGACTTTACAATGAAAATGACATTCTATAGTGGAATTGGAGATCAAGGAGTTATTAAAGAAGTTCAACTCGATTGGTTTAATAAAACAAATACTGATGAAAAATATTCAGGTTTGAATATAGCGGTTAATCCTAAAACTGCAGAGGTGGGTGATACATTAGTGACAGGTACTCCGGGAACTGATGAATATAGTATAGTAACTAGCTATGATCCTTTAGGAGTTCCAGATTCTTTTACTGCTATAGTAGGTACTGTTAGTGGAACATTTACCCAACAAGAAACCATAACCGGAAGTCTTTCTGGTAATACTGGTGAGATGAGTGTATTCTATGCTGATACCCCAGAGGGAAGTAATACATTAGGAATTGCTGTACCCTCAGGATGGTTCCAAGTTGGAGAAACATTAACAGGTAGTTCATCTGGAGCTACAGCTGTTATTGAGTCATATACATAAATATAAATATATATTGTGATGGATAAAAAACAAGCTATATTAGAGAGATTGTCGAAGAATCTCCCAGCTGAAAAAAGAAAAGATAATCAAGTCCTTATAGACAAAAAACATATTAAGGATGATTATGAATTCTCGCGAGACACTTATAAAGAACTTATAGCGGTTGGAACCCAATCCATGGATTCCTTAGCCGAGCTCGCCCGCGAGAGCGAGCACCCACGCGCATTCGAAGTATTATCTAACCATCTAAAATCAATTGGTGATATTACTGACAAACTTATGAAACTTCAGAAGAATAAGAAAGAATTAACTGACGATGATGTGAAGAAAGAAATAACTAATAATAATGTATTTGTAGGAAGTACAACAGAACTACAAAGATTGTTATTGCAGAAAGATGATAATATAATAGATGCCAAACCAGAGGATTAAGAATACAGAATTTGGATATCTAGGCAACCCATCAGTAAAAAGAGATGGAGTTGTTAGTGATTTTACCAAAGACGAAGTATTAGAATATCAAAAATGTATGCAGGATCCTGCGTACTTTGCCCGTACATATGTAAAGATCATCTCTCTTGATAAAGGTTTAATTCCTTTTAATCTTTATCCTTATCAAGAAGAAATGTTTAAACATTTTAATGATAATAGATTTAGTATTATATTAGCATGTAGACAAAGTGGAAAATCTATTAGTTCAGTAGTATATCTCTTATGGTATACCTTATTCCATCCAGAAAAGACCATAGCTATACTCGCGAACAAGGGCGCAGTCGCTCGCGAGATGCTCGCGCGTATTACGCTCGCGCTCGAGCACTTACCTTTCTTTTTACAACCTGGTACTAAAGCACTTAATAAAGGTAGTATAGAGTTTAGTAATAATAGTAAGATAATAGCCTCAGCTACATCTGGAAGTTCTATTCGTGGTTTATCAATTAATTTATTATTCTTGGATGAGTTTGCATTTGTAGAGAATGATGCACAATTTTATACATCAACCTATCCAGTAGTATCGGCAGGTAAAGATACACAAATAATAGTTACCTCTACTGCAAATGGAGTAGGTAATGTATATCATAAGCTTTGGGAAGGAGCTACAAATGGAACTAATGAATTCTTTCCTTTTAGAGTAGATTGGTGGGATGTACCAGGAAGAGATGAAAAATGGAAAGAAGAAACTGTAGCGAATACATCGGAATTACAGTTTGAACAAGAATTTGGTAATACATTTCATGGTAGAGGTAATACATTAATAGCAGCTAATCACTTATTAGCTCAAAAGTCTGTTGAACCTCTTTATCATAAAGAAAACGTTTTAATCTATTCTGAACCCGTTAAAGAGCACGATTATTTGATGATGGTTGATGTAGCTAAGGGTAGAGGACAAGACTATTCCACTTTTAATATAATAGATGTATCAACTGATCCATTTGAACAAGTAGCAGTATTTAGAGATAATAATATATCTCCTATGTTATTACCCGACATAATATATAAGTATGCTAATCTTTATAATGAAGCTTATGTTATAATAGAGTCAAATGATGCTGGTATAGTAGTATGTAATGGATTATATTATGACCTAGAATATGAAAATATGTTTGTAGAATCAGCTATTAAAACCAATGCTATTGGTATAATGATGACTAAACGAGTAAAAAGAATTGGTTGTTCTACTATAAAAGATCTAATAGAACAGAAAAAATTAACAATAAAAGATGCTAATACTATTATAGAGATGGCAACATTTGTCTCTGTAGGTAAATCATTTG